ATATTATCTGAGGCATCTCCGGTCAGTAGTTGTTTGCATAGTAGGTAGTGACCTTGGTCTTCGTCAGTGTGGTACAGAGTCTTCTTGTTGAAGTTGTAGTGCCACCCGGGGACCATGTCAATGTCCTTATCTACGTGAGCTATGACAAAGGAGTCACCCATCTTCTCGGCTTCAGTAGCCCAGATAGATACCACATCATCTGCCTCACAGTTATCAGACTGAACACAGTTAGTATCCCAACAGTACTGATACAGATTAGCAAGTCTATCCTTAACTTGTGGGTCCATCTCACTCTTACTACGTGTAGCCTTGTAGTCATCGGTTAGGTCGTATCTAAAGTTACCCTTACCCTTAACTGCAACGTAACCCTTCTCGCTACCAGTGTCCCTCATAACAGCTAGCAATGCTAGGTCAAAGGTACTGGCAGCTTGTGAGTCGGAGTTAGTAGTGTAAGCAATACGGTATAGCATAGAGTCACCGTCAATAAAACACTTATTAAATTCAAACTCTTCTGTTTCTTTATTAGTGAACGTCAGCATAGCTGTCTCCTATTTCTCCATCACCATCCATACACATAACACCTGCAGCTTTAGGTGCCTCTCGGAAAGCCTCAACACAGATATCCTTTACGGCTTCTGCATCAGACTCTTTGGCTACAAACACTGTCTCATCATGGTAGAACAAAACAGGATATGCATCAAGCCCAGCTTCTTTAATCTTCTGAGAAGCGTAGACCAGAGCAGCCTTACAGGTAATACCTTCAAGTGTTTGGAGTAGGTAGTTAAGTGTCTGGTGTTCAGACCCTACCATAACCCTACGACCGTCAGCACCCATGATAAAGCCTTGTCCAGTACTCATCTCTGTGTGCCTGAACTCCTGCTCAAGAGTATCCTTAAGAACCTTAAGTCCCGGTAGGGTAGCCTTAAACTTCTCATCAGCTTCCTTACCAATCTTAGCAGACTTCTTACCAGAGATAGCTTCACCTAGCTTAGCATGTCCTGCACCAAACAGATAGGCATAGATGAAAGTCTTAGCTCCCGGTCTACTGATACCTAGTACATCTGCATTGCGTTGGTGTACATCACCGTTGATTACTTCATTGGTAAATGATTCGTCTCCAATGTAATGGCATAGACCACGGAACTGATTACCTGCAGAGTCAGCACCAATAACTTTGTAGCCTTCTTCACAAGTCAGTAGACTGCGTAGCTCTTTGCCATAGGGTGCATGGACTCCCGGTATGTTAACAATAGTACGGTGTCTGCATCGGAATGATGGAGTACCAATAGTAAACATAGAGCCATGTAGTCTACCATCATTGAACCTCTCAGGGTCTTTGACTTCTTCTATCCAACCTTCTACTGTAGCTAGCCTGTTGCGTAGCATGTAGTAGTCGCTGACTAGTTTACCAATACGACCTAAAGGTTTCAGTGATGTGTCTGTAAGCTTAGGGCTTTGACGTATCCACTTACCATTTATCTTCTTGATAGTCCAATCGTCTGGCTTCCATCCCTTATCCATAAGGAACTT